CGAGGAAGAGGCCGCTGCCGACTACGAGTAGCTCGCGTAACCATTGACACATCGCGCACGCTCTGACACCCTCACAAGCATGGCCCGATTCAACGCGTACACCTACCCGCTCGACGTTCCGGCCATCGAGTCGCGCACTCTGCGCTACCGCGAAGCGGATGCGCCGGGCAACGCGAGCCACATGGCGGTCGAGCCGTGGGAGCCGCTGCGCGCCGAGAAGGGCGACCTCGGCGTGCCGCCGCAGATGCCGCGCGCGCTGTCGTCGGGTTCGGCGCTGCCGATGAAGAACATCATCGGCGAGACGCGCGACTACCAGCTCCGCGGGCGCGGCCCGTGGAAGGGAGGCTGACCGATGGCGCACAAGGGACTGGGAATCAGGACGCCGCGCACGCGCGCGCTCGAGCTCGGAACGGCACCGGCCGGCTTCGAGGGAGCGGTCGACGTGGGCACCTACGATGCGCAGGCGGGGTACCCGCGCGCCGCGCAGAAGGGCGGCGTCTACGAGTGCAACGTGCAGCGCACGATGACCGACAGCCCGTCGCGCTCCATCAAGTCGCCCATCAAGTAGGAGGAGCTGATGCCGCACGTATCGAATGACAAGTACGCCGCGATGGTCGGTCCCTCGATGACGAAGAAGCAAATCGTCGAGGTGTACGACGACTACTACGGGCGCTACGCCTGCAACGTCGAGGGGACGATGAAGAACAGCCCCTCGAAGGACACCAAGTCGCCCTTGAAGGGCATGACCGGAGGAAAGTGAGATGTCCGACCTGAGCAAGTTCGTCACCTCGACGCCGTCCGACCCGGTCCACAACATGCCGGGCGACTACAAGGACGACGTGCAGGGCATCCCGCAGGCAGACCTCACCCAGGAGTCGACGCTGCCGAAGGGCTCCGACCCGTCGCCGTTCAAGCTCGGGCCGCTGACGTCCGGCGAGCGATAGTCGCAGCTCGTGGCCGACAACTTTTCTCTGACGGGCAGCTACCAGTCAGTGCCCGCCGTCGGCTCACCATCGGGCATCTCCATTTGCTCGGTGCCACTCGACGAGGAGATGGTCCTTGTCCGCAAGGACACGGACCAAATCTACCTCGTTGTCGACACGCCTGTCGTGGTGCCGTTCGGCGGTGGCGTGACGAGCGCGCACGTTGTGGTGCTCAAGGCTGTCGGCGGCAAGGTGCGCGCGCGCGTGACCAGCGCAGACGGCTCTCAGCAGTCCATCCCTGTCGACAGCTTCGCGTTCCTGATGTCGCGCTCGGTGCCCATCACCGCAATCGACCTAACAAGAGTGCCGGGGCAGCCGACTACGGTTGATGTCTTCCTTGGGCAAAATTCGTGATTAAGCGGTTCACGGACAAAGTTTCTGTCGACCCCAGCACCGGCTGTTGGAACTGGACTGCGCATCGTATCCGCAATGGGTACGGGCAATTTCGCTACGATGGGCAGTTGGTTCTAGCGCATCGCTTCTCCTATCAGTTCACCGTTGGTGTGCTGAGCAAGGAGCAGCAACTGGACCACCTATGTCGGAATCGAGGCTGTGTAAATCCATCTCACCTTGAGCCCGTTTCTCCTCTGGAGAATACGAGACGCGGGCTGTTGGGCAGTCCTTCGACACACCACAATGGAAAGAAACAAGCGTGCAAGTACGGACACCAGTACGATGAGGAAAATACGTACTGGTGTCATGGTAAGCGGCACTGTCGTGCTTGTGGAAGGCGCAGAGCGCACTTGACGCGCGTACCAGGAACGCCTACAACCGTCGACGTCTTCCTCGGACAAAACTCGTAAGGAGGCAGCCCCATGGCCGTCACCGCAGTCAGCACTCCCTCCGTCGCCAAGGCGATGAACAACGGAGACCCCGCCGCGCTCGCGCAAGCCGCCGAGCAGGCGAAGCTCGGCAAGATGCTCACCCCGCTCAAGCGGACCTTCACCGGTCTCACCTCGCTGGCGGCGCAAGACCTGACCGCCATCGACGGCGTGGGCGAGACGGTCGGGCCGGCGAATGAGAACCGCAAGGCGCTGTTGGTCGGCGCCACGCTTCGCGTGACCGCCGGTGCGGCAGCCGCAGGCGCCCGCATCCTGACCGATGTCGGCGGGACCCCGTCGGCAACCGTCGCGACCATCTCGGACGATGGCAAGACCGTGACCTTTGAAGCGGCGGTGACGGCGTTCATCATCGAGTACATGCCGCGCGCGGCGAAGGACATGACCTCGGCGTTCGCCACCACGTAGTAGGCGGTGGCTGCGTAGGACCCCAAGCAAGGGCGGCCGGATGCTCCGGTGCTCGAGCGGCTTGGGGAACCGCGGTTCCCGGAGCGAGTCGCCGATTCGGCTCGGCAGGTTGCGCACCGTCGCTCACGCGACGACGGCGGAAACTGGTCGAAGACCGAGGCGGGGCACCCCAGGAGCAGATGAAGCGAGCGAGCCATGGACGAACCGCAGACGACCGAAGTAGTGGAACAGGAACAGCAGGAGGCTTCACCCGTAGTCCAGACCAGCAACGGAGTGGGCGCGCCAGACCAGCACGCCACCGTTGGGGGCGGCAAGAACATCGTGCTTCCGCACGCTGCGTTCAACAGTCGCCTCCAGGCTGCAACGGAACGGGGGGAGAGGGCCGCGCTAGCCAAGATGGATGAGCAGGCGAAGGTGAGTGGGTTCACTTCGATGCAGGATATGTTCGCGACCGTCGCGGCTCTCAAGGCCGGGAACGGGCACGGGCACGGTCAGCCGCGAGGGAACGGCAAGCCGAAGTCTGACCCGACCGTCTCGGCGCAGGTCCACCCGACGACCGAGGACCACTCATCTCCGAACCGACCGCACAAGCACGAAGCGCGGTGGGCGCGTGAGCTGGAGAAGGAGAAGAGGCAGCGCGAGGCCGAGCGGCGCCAGCGGCTCCAAGAGGAGCGCAAGCGCAAGGAGGTCGAGCGCAAGCTCGAGGCGGCGGAAGCCGAACAAGCTCTGCGAGAGCAGGCCATCTTCGCTGGTGTCAAGGACGTCAACTACGCCGTACATCTTCTTCGGCGTAGCATCGAAGGGAAGACCGCGGACGAGCTCAAGGGCTTCGACGAGGGCAAGTTCTTCGATGGTCTGCGGGAGGAGCAACCGTACCTGTTCGGCGAGGTTGTCAGGCCCGTGACGACGGGGACTGGGTCGAAGGCGCCCCAGGCACCGAGTCCCGGCAAGGTCACGCAAGGCACGGCAGCGGGTGAGCAGGTCGACGCGAAGAAGATGAACGACGCGGAGTTCAAGGCGCACATGGTGAAGCGAGGGCTCAACCTCGACGTCGCTGGCGTGTAGCCCGAGCTCCTCTCGTCCACTTCTCTACGTCGTCAGGCTGCCAGCTACGAGACATTCCAACCCGCGCAGCATAGCTGCGCTTGACGACGGAGCGAGCTATGCCCGATTTCTCGACGATTCTCCAAGCCCCCGACATCCGTGCGCTCGTCCAGGAGAACATCCTGGAGCGCGCGTTCCACGACGCCCTCTTCCCGCGGCTGCTGTTCCGCGGCGATGCCAGCCCGCAGCTCTGGCCGGCGAACATCGGTGACACGATGGTGTTCACCGGGGTCGGGCTCATCAAGCCGAAGCTGAAGCCGCTCACCCCCGGGGCCGACCCGTTGGTGAGCGACTATCAGAAGGAGCAGTGGACGGCGCAGCTCCAGCAGTACGCCGACTCCATCGACACCCACATGCCGACCAGCATCGTGGCCATCGCCAACCTGTTCCTGCGTAACACCCACCAGATGGGCATGTCCGCGGGGCAGACGCTGAACCGGCTCGTCCGCAACGCGATGTACAAGGCGGCGCTGTCGGGCCAGACCGTGGCGGACGGCGCGCAGGGGCCGACCAACACCATCCGCGTCGCGCGGCTCAACGGCTTCACCCGCGCGCGCCGGCCGGACCTCATCAGCGGGTCCGCGGTGAAGTTCGACCTCGTCTCGGCGAACAACCCGCTGCCCATCGTCGTCAACGCACCGGGCGCGACCGCGCGCAACGTGGTCGCGTTCGCGGCGGACTTCCCGGGCGACGAGTGCGGGCCGGGGACCATCACGCTCGACGGCGCGGCCATCTCGGTCGTCGACCGCGCGCTGGTCAAGGCCAACGACGCCACGGTCATCACCCGCGTCGGCGGTGGCACCCGCATCGACGACATCACCGCGGCCAACACGCTCCAGCTCCGGGACATCCGGTCGGCCGTGTCGCGTATGTGGCAGGAGAACGTGCCCGAGCACTCGGACGCGCGCTTTCACTGCCACCTCGACCCGACCAGCCAGTCGGAGGTCTTCAACGACCCCGAGTGGCAGCGCTTGCTGACCTCGCTGCCGGACTACTTCATGTACCAGCAGTTCGCCATCGGGCAGATGCTGGGGGCGGCGTTCTTCCGCAACTCGGAGTGCCCGCTGCCCGAGACCGTCTCGGGCGCGCCGACCAGCTACGTGGCTCCGTCGGCGAGCTTCTCCGAGAACGACCCGTTCTGCGGGGAGCTCATCAACCCGACGGGCGTTGTCATCCACCGCGCGCTGTTCTCGGGCCAGGGTGGCATCCTGGAGTACTACCAGGACCTGAACCAGCTCGTCACCGAGGCCGGCATCGTCGGGAAGGTCGGGGCCGCGAGCATCAACAACAACGGCATCGAGGTCTTCACCGACCGCATCCAACTCATCATCCGAGCGCCGCTCAACCGGCTCCAGGACTCGGTGGCCACGAGCTGGAAGTTCATCGGCGACTGGCCGCTCCGCACCGACGCCGTCTCCGGCGACACCGCCCGCTACAAGCGGTTCGTCGCCATCGAGCACGGCTAAGGGATAGCGCCCGCACCCGGGCCTTGATAGACTCGGGTGCGGGGCTCGTCCCAACCTGATGCGCAGTACACCCCCCAAAGTCGGCGCTCACGGCGCCGTGATGATGCGACCTGAGACCCCTCGGGGTCTTGTGGGGCACGCCTTGGCGGCACGCCCCCAGGTCCACCCGCTTGCGCTCAACTTCGCGTTGGGCCTAGCCAGCGAGCGGGTACACGAGCTGCTTCCCGGGCTTGACGCAGCGTTCGGCATCGTTGGTCGCGATGCTTGCCGCGTTCATCCGGGGCAGCTCAGTTCGGGCGCAAACCCTGGCTTCGGCCATGGAACCGCGTCCACCCGGCAGACTCCCTCTGGGAGTGGCTCTGACCTTCTCAGCGGCTTCGGCCAACGAGACGGCGAGCACGAGACCGGCTTATCGCTTGGGGACATCGCGCCTACGGGTCGCGTAATACCCGGTTCGTCCCCGCTGTTGATGAGCCGGTCTCCGCTGCCACTTTTTCAGGAGAGGTAACCATGGCGACCAAGGGCTATGACCCCGTCGAAGAAGCGAAGGTGTCGGCGCCACCCAAGGGTGAGAAGAGGAAGTTCGAGGCCGACGAAGAGGCCGCGCTGATTCCTCCAGTCTCCGCCCCAGTCAAGGCCAAGGCGGTGGTTGCTGAGCCGGTCGCACCGCCGGTCGAGCCACTGAAGAAGTACAAGGTGCTCGCTGACAAGAACGTGTCGCTGAACGGCGCGTTCACCTGCGTACGCGCCGGGCAGGTTATCGACCCGGCGGGCTTCGGTCCCGAAGCCGTCAAGCACCTGCTGTCCCAAGGCGTCCAAATGGAGGAGGTCGCGTAGCAGCGCCCTCGTCTCCGAAGGAGGTAGCCCGTGCCGTTGACTCCAAGCGAACGTGAGCGCGTGCGCTACCATCTTGGGTATTTGAACGTCCAGATGGCTGGCTCGATTCAGTTCGGCCTGCCGCGTCCGGTGCAGACGCTGTTCATCGTCGAAGAGGCGATGACTCAGCTCATCGAGCCGGACGGTGTCGACCGCGTACGCCGCCACCTCAAGATTCTCGACGACATCGAGTGTCGTCTTGTCGCTGCCCAGGGCAGCCTTGGGGCTGCCAAGCTCGGCGAGCTCACCATCGAGCGCCAGGGGTTGCAGGAGCCAGACCTGCTCGAGAACGAATACTTCCGGTGGGGCGGTCGGCTCGCTGACCAGCTCGGCGTGCCCTTCTATGCCTACTCCAACCGCTACAAGCGCCGCGCGTCGGCCGGCAACATCCCTGTGCGCAACGGCTGATGGCTTGTCCGTGCGGATGCGGCGCTGCGAGCGCCTCGGGTTGCGGAGCTCCGGCGTTTGCGCGCCCGGTGCCGAGCGTCGGACCGCCGACGTTCCCCGATGTGCGGTCGGCGACGGCGGCTCCGCTGCCGTTGTGCGGCACGCTCGCGCGTGGAGTCATCCCAGTCGTCGACCGCCTGCGCAACCTCTACACGACGTTCGGGCTGCGTCCCTACGTGGTGACGCTGGTAAAGACGCGCTGGTCAGGAGGGCGTCGCAGCGTCGGTGTCGAGCTCCTCGTCGACAACCCGGTGGCGTTGCTGCCGACGCCGTTGCTGTCCGACCTGACCGCGGTCGCGCACGTCGTCACGCCGGTCGGCCTCGACGAGTTCGGTGGTGTGCTGCTGTCGGAGGTCTCGGGCTCGTACACCGAGGACTTCCTGCGTGGGCACGATGGGGAAGGGCGCCCGGTTCAGCCCGACGAGCAGTTCTACTACGAGGTCGAGTTCCCCCCGCCGTGCGAGGGGCGTGATGGAGACCGGCGCCGCTTCGTGATGAAGGGCGCGCCGATGTACTTCGCCGACCGCTTCCAGTGGACCATTCAGCTTGAGCGTGCGCGCATGGACCGGACGCGCGCCGGGGACCCTCGCTGATGCCCATCGTGACGCTCGCCGAAGCCGCTCGTCGGAAGAAGCTGCTGGCGCAGCGGTTCTGGCCGACAGTGATGCGTGGCGTGAAGGTCGGCGCGCTGCGCATGCGTGCGCACATGGTCCAGGCGTCACGCGACGCGGGCGTGCTCAACACGGGGGCCTACGCGCGCGGCTGGAAAGCCGACGTGCTCGCGCGCTCCGTGCTCGTCTACAACCAGACGCCCTATTCTGGGGTCATCGAAGAAGGGCGGCGTCCGGGGCGGCGACAGCCACCGACCAAGGTCATTGAGCCGTGGGTGCGCCGCAAGCTCGGTCTGCGTGGAGGCGAGGCGAAGTCGGTCGCCTTCCTCGTTGCGCGCAAGATTGGGCGGGTCGGCATCCCGGGCAAGCACGTCTTGTCGCGGCAGACCGCGCGCCTTGGCGAGCTCCTGCGTGACGAGGTCAACGATTCGATTCGGCTCGAGCTGAGACGCTGATGTACGAGCTCCCGTCGACGATACTACCTGGCGCCGCGGTTGGTACGCGCCTCATCGCGCGCCGTGACGAGCAGACTCCGTTCACCGCGGTACAGGAGACCGATGCCAGGACCGCCCTCACTCGAGGGCTGGCCGAGTACCTGTCGCAGCTCAAGTTCGATGATGCCGGTGGGCGGCAGCTCTTTTTCGAGCGCACCTACCAGTCGTGGGCCGAACCTGAGGACGAAGCAGTGTACCCCGCGGCGATGGTCAGCGGCGGTGAAGGTACCTACGATGACCCGAAGGCGTCCCCTGCTGCGTCATCGAATCAACGACTGGTGCTCCCCGACGGGCGCTATGTGATGTCCCCTTGCGAGTTCGTCATCGACCTGACCGTTGACGTGCGGTCGACTGACCCCGAAGCTCGGGCGGCGCTGTGCGCGATGCTCGAGCGTGACATGAACCCCGTCGATTGGCGCTATGGAGTGCTGTTGCTGCTGCCGCACTACTTCAACCAACGGGGTCAGTACGAGATGCTTTCGGTGAGCTACGCTGACTCGGAAGGCGAAGCTCAGCAACGCTTGCGACGAGCCGAGTTTGCCATACGGGCTCGTGTTCCTTTGACCTTGCTGTCGGCTTTCCCGGCGATAAGGTCGACGGCGCGCGTGACCACAACGTAGTGATGAAGTGCGCGTGGACATCTGCTAGGATGGCGACGCACTAGCCAAGGAGGCTGCCGTGGCCGGGTTCATAAGAAGGTATGGGTTCTTTCCCGGAGCGGAGACCATCGCTCTCATCGAGGGCGTCGTCATCGTCGACCTCCCCCCGCCTGGCTCGGTCCAAGGCGTTGGGACTGGTACCGTCGGGCTCGTCGGTGAGTTCACCGACGTGTCGACGGCGGTGTCGGTCGACAGCAACGGCAACGTCAATGCGTTGTCGAAGCCGGTCGAAATCTTCTCGGGTCAAGACCTCATCAACAAGATGGGCGGCTTCGACCCTTCGCTCGGCCAGTTCGGCGATGCGATGGGCAACGGCTTCGTCGCGCTGCGGAACAAGAAGTTCCGGCGCCTCGTCTGCCAGGCGGTCAACCTCGCCTCGCCACAGGCGACGAGGATGTGGCGCACGCTGCCGACCAACACCAGCCTGACGAGTGCGACTCCGACCGTGCCGATGCAGGCCGCGGTGGTCGCGGCGGGCGCGGAGTTCCGGTCGGGGGCGAACCGCGTGCGCGCGGCCAAGCGCACCTCCTTCACCGACGACGCGGCCTTCGTCACGGGCGTCGATGGGGTGGTGGCTCCGGCTGGTCTGCCGCTGGCAACGCAGACCTTCGACGCGGTGACTGGGCAGTTCGTGGTCAACGGTGTGAAGGAGGGTGACGCGCTCGTGCTAGGGCAGCTTCCGCCCACGCCGACCAGCATCACCGACAACCCGCTGACCGCCATCGCTGTGGTGGCCAACGTCGTTTCGACGAGCGGCTACCCGGCGGCGGGCTTCCTGTTCATCGACGCGGAGGCGATTCAGTACACCGCCAAGACGGCGACGAGCTTCACCGGCCTCACGCGCGGTGCGCTCGGCACTGTCGCTGCGGCGCATGTGCTCGGCTCGTCGGTCGCGCTGCTGACTTCGGCGGGTACCTACCGCG